ATCGACAGAAGTCCTGGAACACGCCGGGCAAGGTGGCCCTGAGCGCCCAGCTCGAACCGGCCCGAGCTACGTCGGCGCCATCGACCCGGATGCCGCGAAGCGGTGAGCGCGAAGCGGCGCCCTGAGCCGCGCCGGGACCGTCCGGCGCACGGCGAGCTGGTCTACAAGGGCGGCGCCCCTCCCCTTCGCCTGATCGACCTGCCGCCCTGGCACGGCTGGCGGTACACGAGCGAGGCGGCGCGCTCGATTCGGTGGCTGGAGCGGTACGCCATCGTGCCGACCGGCGCGGGAGCCGGGCAGGCGGTGAAGGTGGCCGCGTTCCAGCGCCACATCATCGAGACCATGTACGGGAACCTGGCGACGTTCGTGAGCCTGCCCGCCGCGAACGGCAAGACCACCCTGCTGGCGGCGGTCGCGCTGGAGCGGATGTGCCGCGGTGACGACTACTGCGAGGTGGACGTGCTCGCCACCCGGCAGGAGCAGGCCGGGTTCCTGGTCGAGGCGGCGATGCGGATGGTCGAGTCCTCGCCGCTGCTCGCGACCCGCTGCCGCTGGCATTCGCGGGAGTCGATCCTGGAGTACCGGCCGACCGGCTCGAAGATGCAGGCGCACCCGGCGAAGGTGACGGCGATCCAGGGCTTGAACTACTCGCTGGCGATCATCGACGAGGTGGGGTTCGCCCAGGACGCGATGGTCGAGTCGCTGATCGCGCGCCTGGGCAAGCGCCCGGACGCCCGCATCATCGGCATCGGCACGCCGGGGTTCGAGCCGAACATCCTGCACCGGCTCCGGTCGGCGTGGGTGGACGGCGAGCTGCCCGAGGCCGTCGCCTACATCGAGCACGCCGCCGACGCCACCGCCGACACGCTCGACCGGCGGGCCTGGCGGCAGGCGAACCCGGCGCTCCGCTCCGGGTTCCTGACGCTGCGGGCGCTGGAAGTCCAGGCCCAGCTCCTCTCCCATCGCGAGTTCCGCACGTACCACCTGGGCGTCTGGACGGACGCCGCCGTCGAGTGGCTGCCGCCGGGCGCCTGGGAGGCGTGCCCGTTCCAGGCGCCGCCGCCGGATGGTGACGATGTGGTGATCGCGGTCGAGGGCACGTTCCGCCGCCAGCTCGCGATCACGGGCGCCACCCTCGACGGCGCCGTGTTCCTGTGCTGGGCCGCGGAGGCGGCGCTGGACGCCGACATCCGGGCCGTGATCGACCAGGCCACCGAACGCTGGAACGTGCGCGCCATCGTCCACAATCCGCGCATCCGCACCCGCCTGTTCCGCGAGCTGGACGACGCCGGGCTGCCGGTGCGCCCGTGGGAGCGCGGCCCGGAGAACGAGGCCACCAGCGCCACCGAGTTCTACCGCGCGATCACCGGGCAGGAGTCCGGCGTGCGGCTCGCGCACGACCACGACCCGGTGCTGGCCGGGCACATGGCGGCGGTGCGCGCCCGCTACGGCGTGGACGGCACGCTGCGGCTGGTGAAGCCCGAGGACGGCCGCTTCGCGGACGCCGCCATCGCCGCCCGGAACGCCTGGTGGGTGGCGGCCGAGCTGGCCGACGAACCGACGGCCGCGCCGGTCATCTACTAGACTCGCGACCGTGGGACTGATTGACCGGCTGCTTGGGCGAGCAGCGGCGGAACCGGCCGCCGTCGAGGTAGCGCCGCCGACAGCGACCCCGCGGTTCCTGCCGGTCGGCTTCGACGCCGACCTGATCGGCCTCTACGCGGGCTGGCCGAACTCGCGGCTGGGGGAGAAGGTCGGCACCGCCGCCCGCTGCCTTCAGCTCGTTGCCCAACAGCTCGCGGCGATGCCGCTCCGGTTCCGCGGCAACTACCAGCCGATGTGGGTGGCGAACCCCGACCCGGCGTGGTTCCCGAACGGGATCGAGGACGCGCTGTTCGCGGCCTTCACGAACCTGTACGGCGTCGGCGACGCCTTCCTGCTCGTGACCGACCGCTACGACACCGGCTACGCGAGGGCGTGGACGGTGCTCGACTCGCGACAGGTGACGGTCGAGTCGGACGGCCGGACGGGCCGCCGCTACCGGGTGAAGGACGTCCAGCTCGACCCGGACGACGTCCTCCAGATCACCAGGAATCCGACCGGCGCCCTGCGCGGCACGAGCGCGCTGGAGGGCTACGCCTCGAACGTGGTGGGTGCGTTCGCGGCGGAGAAGTTCTCGGCGGACTTCTTCACGGGCGGCGGGGTGCCGTGGGCGGTGCTCCAGCCTGCCCGCCGTCTGTCCGAGGAACAGGCGCGCGAACTCCAGGGCCAGTGGTCGGCACGAGCCGGGGTGCGGGGGGGCGCCCCGGCCGTGATCCCGCCGGATGTGAAGTTCGAGCAGTTCGCCTACTCGCCTCGCGACCTGCTGCTCCTGGAGTCGCGCGAGTGGGACGCCAAACAGATCGCCGCCGCCTACGGCGTGCCCGCGTTCATGCTGAACATGGACCAGGGCGGCGGCCTCAACTACTCGAACCCAACGATGCTGTTCGACACCTGGTGGCGCACCGAGCTGTACCCGACGGGCCGCCGGTTCGAGCAAGCCCTGTCGAGCTGGCTGCCGCGCGGCTCGTGGGTCGAGTTCGATCCGGGCGCGATCCTGCGGCCCGACTTGAAGGCGATGGTGGACGCCTGGACGGAGCTGCTCGACCACGGCGCCGTCACGGTCGATGAGCTGCGCGCCGCCGTGCTCGACCTGCCGCCGCTGTCCGAGGGCGAGGCGCTGGAGCTGCTCGATGAGCCGCCCGGCTCGCACCAGCCCGGCGACGCCGACCCGCCGCCGCTCGCCGCTGTCCCCGAGTCTGGAGTCGCGTGATGTCCGAGCTGCTCACGCGGACGTTCGCCGTTCGCGTCGCCGCGCCGGTCGGAGACCAGCGCGTCATCACCTGCCGGTGCGTCCCCTACGGGGTCGAGACCCGCGTGGTGGACTTCCCCTTCGGCGAGCCGTACCTGGAGGTGTTCCATCCCGGCGCGTTCGCCCGCGCCGCGAAGGCGCCGGATCGGGTGCAGGTGAAGTACGCCCACCACTCCGACCTGGCCTCGCTGCTCGGGCGCGGTCTCGCCTTCACGGAGACCGACGACGGCCTCGACGGCGAGCTGGCGATCACCCGCGGCGCCATCGGCGACCACGCCCTGAGCCTGGTGGACGACGGCATCATCGGCGGGGTCTCGGTCGGGTTCGTGCCGCTGAACCGGCGCCCGAAGTTCACCGAGACCGGCGCCGTCATCCGCGACCGCTGCCACCTGGAGGAAGTGTCGCTCGCGACCAGCCCCGCCTACGAGGGCGCCGTCGTCACCGGCCGCCGCACGAAGCGCGACGGCGAGCCGCCCGAGGACGTGCCGTGGTGGGTGCCGGAGCTGGCCGACCGGCTCCGAGCGGTGGGCGTCGAGCTGCGGTAAACTACCTGCCGGACGGTTCATGTCCCGTCCCGCGCGCAGACGCCCCGCCGCCGTACCCGGCCGGTGGGGCGTTCTGCGTTCAAGCGCAGATGTCTGCGCCTGCCCAGTGGTAACACGGTTGTAACATTACGTGAACCCGCTTACCGGGAAGTGTGTTACCATACCTGGTATGGACATGAACCACCCACCCCTCGCGGCGCTGATCGCCACGGGCACCCCGCCCGCCGATGTCGCCGCTGTCCTGGACGAGCTGCTCCAGGACGCCCTCGACCGCGTTCCCGACGCGCCCGGCCGTGATGCCTGGAGCGTGCTCGGAGCGGCCCTCCTGCCGCATGGCGACGACGACGACCGGCCGATGATGCTGGTCGGCTGGTGGCGGCCCTACGGCCTGCACCACGCGCACATGCTCACGCTCTACATCCGCCCGGACGCGACCGACCCCGGCACCGTCAACTGCCGCTGCGAGCTGGAGCTGCACGCGCTCCCCGCGGGCATGACGACCGACGGCACCGCCCCCGGCTTCGGCCCGAACGACACGTTCCTGGGCTGACCGCTCGATGGACATGGAGCTGAACTGCTCGCTGTGCCACCCGTTCCCCTGCGACGACCCCGACCGGCATCTCGCCCACGAGGTTCCCGCGGAGTGGACGCCCCTTCGGAGCCGCGGCTGCCGCTGCGGCGCTGACTTCGACGGCCGCGATTGCATGTGCTTCGAGGACGCCGACTAGCCCCTCCCCATCCCCCAGCGCGGGCGCCCGGCCACTCGCCGGGCGCCCGCTGGAGACCCGACATGAAACTCGCTGACCTGGAACCCAACCACTTCTACAAGCTCGCCAACTACGGCGCGGGCGGCATCGTCCGCTTCCGCGGCTCCGAGCAGCGGCACGTCGGCTACCGGCACACCGGCCGGACGCGCGCCGTCGCCATCGTGGAGGGCGTCACCGGCACCCTCCGCGACGAACAGCTCCAGTCCATCTCCCGCCCGGCCACCGACGCCGAGGTGGAGTCGTTCTTCGAGCGTCGCGCCGAGCACATGACCCGGCAGGCCGAGCTGGGCCGCGTGCGCCAGCTCGACGCCGCCACCTTCGCCGACGACGAGGCCCGCCTGTACCTGGCCGTCCAGGACGCCCGGCTCGCCGTCGAGGCCGCCAAGGACGCGCTCCGCGACGCCGAGCGCGCCTACGACCCGTACCTGTCCCGCAAGCGCGACGAGGAACGAGAGGCCCGCCGCGCCGAGCGCCAGTCCACGAAGGAAGGGAGCTAGACCGATGCCCACCCCGCCCGAGCTGCTGCGCGTCCGTCGCGCGGCCCGCGCCCTCGATCACGCCCTCACCCGGCGTGACGAGGCCGTGATGGCCGCCGTCGAGGCCGGAAGCTCGCTCCGCGCGGTCGCAGACGCGGCCCAGCTCACCCATCCCGGCGTGCGCGCACTGGTGCGCCGGGTCCACCGCGACACGGGAGACATGAACCGTGGCACCGAACGAACCGCCGATCCCGCGGGCTGACAGCATCGCGACGTACCAGGCCATCACCGGCCTGCTGCGCGCGGGCCTGAACGTCCCCGAGGCCGCCGCCCGCGTGGCGCCGGACTTCGGGATCACCGACCGTGCCGCCTCGCAGCGGTTCTACCGGGTGTTGAAGTTCGAGCAGGCGACCAGCCCGACGCCGCCGACCAAGCCGCCCATGAAGCACCGCCGCGACATCGAGCACAAGCGCAACGGCCGCGCCAAGCTGGCGCCGCCGTCGGCGGCTGACCTGCTGGAGCAGGCCGCCGCCCTGGTCGAGCAGGCGATCCCGCTGCTGCGGGAGTCCCAGCGCGACGCGAACCTGTACCGCGCCGTCACCGGCGCCCTCGACTCGGTGGGCTTCCGGCCGAACGCGGTGGCGCCCGACCTGGGCGTCGAGCACATCGACGGGGAGGCTGCTGCCGATGAGGCGTGAGTTCCACATCCGGGTGCAGGACATCCGCGAGGGCGACCAGTTCCATAGCTCGGACGGCCTCCAGTGGACGGCGCTCGATGATGCCGAGCACAAGCCCGCGGCGATGACGGTGGACGTGCTGGTCGAGTACGCCGACGGCGGCCGTGGCTACCGGGCCTTCACGCCGGGGCGGCTCATCTACATCTCCCGCGATGTCGAGGCCGCCCGGCCCACGTTCCGGGTCGAGCGGAGCTACCTCCGCACCGGCTTCCTGGCGCGCTGTCGCGTCACCGGCTGCAAGTGGGCCGGGCCGCTGCGACCATCCGAGACCGACGCCCACACCGACGGGCTGATCCATGAGCGGGAGGAACACCTGGCATGAACCGGGTGGTGCTGCTCGTGCTCGCCGTGGACATCTTCGGCTAGCCTCCAGGCCCGCCGGTCTCGCCGGTACGGACGCCTCGCCGGACCCCTCCAGGTTCGGCGGGGCGTTCGTCGTCCTGGGCAACCGCAGATGTCTGCGGTAGACTCGGCGCCGTCCCGGCACCGCTCACCCGCCGCCCCGCGCCTTCGGCGTCACCCGGCTCCCGAGTCACCCCGGCCCTGACCAGTCCCGAAGTGGAGGGCACCGATGCCGAACGCCGTACTCCAGCGGCTAGTCTCGGAGCGCGAGGACGCGCTGGAGGCCGCCGACGCGATCCTCGCGATGTGCGAGGACGAGGAACGCGACCCGTCGCAGACCGAGCGCGACCTGATGACGCGCCACCGCACGCGGGCGTCCGAGCTGGAAGACCCGATCAACGAGATGCTGGAGCTGGAGGAAGCGCGCGAGCGTGGCGCCGCCCAGCGCGAGCGCATCTCCCGCGCCGTCGGCCCGGCCCGGCCGCGCACCGACGGCCGCGCTCCCGCCGACGACGACGACGACGCCGACGGCGGCTACCCGACCTTCGCCGCCTACGCCCGCGACGCGCTCATCACGCGCATCGACCGGATCGGCGCGCTGGCCGGGCCGGAGCTGCGCGAGCGCGCCGCCGAGCGGCTGAACCGCGTCGCCGTCCACACCATCACGTCGGACGTGGTGGGGCTGACGCCGCCCCAGCACATCGCGCAGATTTTCGAGACCATCAACCGCGAGCGGCCGGTGGTCGCCAGCACCCGGCAGATCGGTCTGACGGCGGGCAAGCTGACCTGGCCGAGCGTCACCGCCCGGCCGACCGTCGCCAAGCAGGCCGTCGAGAAGACCGAGGCGGCCTACTCGAAGATGACCGTCGTGATGCGGGAGGAGCTGGCCGACACGTTCCTGGGCGCCGGGAACCTGTCGTGGCAGACGATCAACTGGTCCACGCCGGACGCGCTCGCGCTGTTCTTCGACCTGATGGCCGAGGCGTACGCCGAGCAGACCGAGGCCGAGGCGTGCGGGGTGATGGACGCGGGCGCGCTCGCCGGGCCGACCGTCGGCAGCGCCGACCTGGCCGGGTGGATGGCCGCGATTGCCGCCGCCGCCGGGCTGGTGCGGTCGGGCGGTGGCCGCGCCAACACCGTCTACATGGACGCCGTGACCGGCTACGAAGTGCTCGGGCTGGTGGCGGTCGAGAACCCGGTGTTCCTGACCGTCGGCGGCGGCTCCCTGGGCGACGCCAGCGGCAACATCGGCGGCCTCCGGTTCCTCATCTCCGACGGCTTCGACCCGGACACGGTGATCGTCGGCGACAGCACGAAGATGCTGTGCGCGGAGACCAGCGGAGCGCCGGTCGAGATGCGCGCCGTCGAGCCGAGCATCGGCGGCCTGGAGGTGGGCGTGATCGGCGCGTTCGCCGCCGCGCTCGCGCTGCCGACCGCGTTCGTGCGCGTGACGCCGCCAACGACCCCTTGATCGGCGGGACGGCTAGCGCACCCGCTCCCGCCGTAGTCAGCGCCTACCCGACCACGGCCGAACTCGACGCCATGACCAAGGACGAGCTGCTCGCCGTCGGCCAGATGCACGAGCTGGACGTGACCAGCGCGATGCTGAAAGCCGACATCCGGGCCGTCATCGACACGGCGAGGGGAGCCTGACGTGGCCGGGCCGTACGCGACCAAGGACGAGCTGGCGGCGGCGCTCCGCACCCGCGTCACCGCGGACAACACGGACATGCTGAACGCCTGCCTGGAGGCCGCGGCGGCCGAGATAGACCACGAGTGCGACCGCCGGGAGGGGAGTCCGATCCCTCCCGGCGACGCGCTCGCCAACCGGGTCAACATCGCCCGCGCGGTCGAGTGGTGGCGGGCCAACGACGCCGCCTTCGGCGCCGTCGGCTTCGAGCAGATCGGCGCGCTCCAGCTTCCCCGTGACGGGTTCGCCCGGCACGCCTTCCAGCTCACGCCGTTGAAGCACCAGTGGGGGATCGCATGAGCATCGCCGTCCCGCCTCCGGTGCCGACCGGCGTGCTCGACCTGGCGGCCCTGCGCGAGCGGGCCGCCTGGCTGCTCCGGCCGCTCGATGACGACGACCCGGCGGTCACGTTCACGGCCGACGCGGTGACGCCGCCGACGCTGATGGTGGGCTGGGACGAACCGTGGCTCCAGCCGGACGGGATGTGCCGGTTCACGGCCCGCCTGCTCATCATCGCCGTCGCCGGTCGGCTGGTGCCGGAGACCGACATCGCCACCCTGGAGCAGCTCGTGGGCTACACCGCGAACCGGCTCCAGGCCGACCGCGACTACCAGTGGGGACTCCCGACGGTGGGCGCCCCGCGCATCCTGCTCATCGCGAAGCTCAACTACCTGGGCGCCCGCGTGGTCTACCAGCCGCGCGTGGTGCTGACCTGACGGAGGAACCCATGGCGATCCCACGGCCGCTCATCCTGGACAACGCCGGTCTCACGCTCGACGGGAAGGAGCTGGCCTGCGTCCTGAACCACATCGAGCTGAACCCCGATGTCACCGTCGTGACGCTCACGACGATGTGCGGGGAGGTGGACTACCCGGCCAGCACGAAGTGGACGCTGGTGGCGACGCTCTACCAGTCGTTCGACCCGGACGCCACCGAGGAAGTGCTGTCCGCCGCCGTCGAGGCGAACGTGCCGGTGCCGTTCGAGCTGATCCCGCGCCGCGACGATCCGGTGTCGGCCACGAACCCGATGTGGTCGGGCGAGCTGATCCCCCAGCCGTACTCGCCGGTCAACGGCGACGCGGGCGGGGAGTCCACCGTCGAGCTGGAGTGGGCGCTGACCGCCGCCCCGGTGAAGTCCACCGCCGCCGCCGTCGTCGCGACCGGCGCCACCGCCGGGACGCCCGGCCAGTTCACCCCGGCCGGTGCAGCGGCGCCCGCCGACCTGGCCGCGATGGCCGGGCTGACCGCGCTCCCGGCGACCGCCTGGACGACCGGCCAGCACGTCATCACGGCCGACACCCAGCACTGTCACTGGGACGGCGCCGCCTGGGCGTCCGGCGACGCGGCCTAGCGGATGGGCCTGGAAGTCCACGCTGAACTGCAAGGTCTCGATGAGCTGGCGTCCGGGGTGGACGCCCTCATCGAGACCATGCACGGCGAGGCCGAGCGCGAGTTCAAGGCGACGGCGGACAACCTGGCCGGGATCGTCGCCGGACGGGTGCCCATCGTCAGCGGCGCCCTGGCCGGGTCGGTGCGCTCCGAGGAACGGGCCGCGGGCGCGGCTGTCACGATGGGCGGGATGGGCGTCCCCTACGCGGGCTGGATCGAGTTCGGCGGCTCCCGTGGGCGCCCCTACTACCCGGAGGGCCGCTACCTGATGCCGACCATTGACGAGGCCCACCCGGACATCGTGGAGGCGGGCACCCGCGCCGCCGAGACCGCTATCGAGAGGACGACATGGCCGAGTCCGTGAACGAGCAAACGCAGATGTCTGCGGCTGAGCCGCCGCTGCGGTCGGTGCCGCGGCTGCCGGAGAGTGTCCGCATCGACGCCAAGAACCCGATCCCGCCCCACTCGCCGCGCGAGCTGGCGATCATCGAGGACGGCTCCGGCCTCACCTTCCAGGAACTCGTGGGCGAGGACGCCCGGCACTCGAACCGGGAGCGGGTGATGGTGTTCCTGGCGCTGCGGCGGCTCGGGTTCGAGCCGACCTGGGACGACACCCTCGACGTGATGGTGGACTACGTGGCGCCGGACCCTCCGAGCGCCGCGCCGCCGACAACCTCGCCGCCTTCTGCCACTTCTGGCGGATGACCCCTGACGACGTGTACCGCCTCGACTCCGTGACCTTCGACGCCTTCACCCGCTACCAGGCGACCGTCCTGGACGCCGCTGCGCGGGAGTCCAAGAAGGCCCGCCGGAAGGGGCGCCGCTAGATGGCCTCGAACCCGAGCGTCATCATCGAGTTCGTCGCGGATGTGACGAAGCTCGCCACGGGCGTCAAGACCGGCATCGAGGCGGCGGCCAAGGAGACCGGCAAGGGCAAGGGGCTGGATTGGAAGTCGCTGGAGAAGTGGGCGGCGGTGGCGGGCACCGTCGCCGTCGGCTCGAAGTTCCTGGTGGACGCCGCCAAGGGCACCACCGAGCTGGCGAAGGCCACCATTGGCCTCCAGCGCGCGACCGGCATGGAGGCCGTCACCGCCTCCGCGTGGGTGCAGCTCCTCCAGGCGCGCGGCATCGAGACCAACACCTTCGCCCGCTCGCTGTCGATGCTGAGCCGGAAGATGGTGGACTGGTCGAAGGCGGGGGAGGACACGAACTCGGTGCTGGCCGACCTGGGCGTGAACTTCGCCGACGTGAAGGCCGGGAACATCGACGCGGTGATCGCCCAGGTGGCCGACGCCTTCGCGTCGATGACCGACCCGGCGACCAAGGCGGACGCCGCCACGCGCCTGTTCGGGAAGGCCGGGCTGGCGCTCATCCCGATCCTGTCGATGGGGTCGAAGGGGATCGACGCCCAGCTCCAGATGTACGAGGACTACGGCGCCACCCTCGACTCCGACGGCATCCAGTCGGTCAAGGACATGATCGCCGCCCAGCGCGAGGTGAACGCCGCCCACGAGGGGGTCGCGCGCACCATCGGCGGCGCCCTGCTGCCGGTGCAGACGGCGCTGTGGCAGGCGATGGCGAAGCTCGCGAACGTGCTCCAGCCGGTGCTCGCGAACAGCGACCTGCTGACCGTCGTGGTGGTCGCGCTGGGCGCCGCCTACGTGACCGCCAAGGCCGCCATCGCGGCCACCACCGCCGTCACCGCGATCCAGACCACCGCCGCCCTCGCGGCGCAGGCCGCGACGCTGGTGTGGGCCGCTGCCCAGTGGGTCTGGAACGCCGCTATGGCGGCCGGGCTGTGGCCGATCCTGGCGGTGGCCGCGGCCATCGCCGGGCTGATCGCGGTCGGCTACCTGCTCATCAAGAACTGGGACAAGGTGAAGGCCGCCGCCACCGCCTGCTGGGACTGGATCAAGGACAAGGCCGAGGCGTGCCTGAACTGGATCAAGGCCAACTGGCCGACCCTGCTGGCGATCCTCACCGGCCCCATCGGGATCGCCGTGCTGGTCATCTCGCGGCACTGGGACTCGATCAAGCAGGCGGCGCAGAAGTGCGTCGATGGGATCAAGTCCGTCTGGAACTCGTTTACCAGTTGGTTCTCCGGCATCACGGCCAAGATCGGGGCGATGCTCGACCGCGTGGGGAGCGCGTTCGGCAGGCTCACGGACGGCGCCAAGCGGGCCTACGAAGGCGTCAAGAACTGGATCGGGAAGATTCCCGAGTACCTGTCCAACCTGGTCGGCAAGGTGTCGAGCGCCGCGGAGCGGATCGCCAACGCGATCAAGCGCCCGATCAACGCCGTCATCTCGGGCTGGAACCGGCTCTCGTTCACCATCCCCAGCTTCAAGATTCCGGCGTTCGAGCTGCCCGGCGGCAAGAAGGTCGGCGGCCAGTCGTTCGGCGGCTCCCACATCGGCTTCCCGTCGATCCCGATGCTGGCCCGCGGCGGGGTGCTCGACTCGCCGACGCTGTTCGTGGGCGGCGAGGCGGGCCGCGAGATTGTCACGCCCGAGGCGCTGCTACGCGACATCCTGGCCGAGTTCCTGGACGGCGCCGGGCGCACCTACCAGCTCAACCTGTCCACCACCCGCGCCGACTCGGCGGACGTGCAGCACGGGTTCCGGCGGCTGGAACTGCTGGGAGGCCGCTGATGGCTACCACCGTCGGCCCGGCGCCCGGCTCCGCGCCCTGGGAGGCGTGGCCGGACTGCGAACACCTGACCTTCACGAACCCGGCCGGGGAGACCGTCGAGCTGCTGATGCTGGCCGGTGCCCAGGGCCGCCTGATGCCGCCGGTCGTGAACCACACGATGCCGGTGCCTGCCCAGCACGGCTCCCGCTACCTGGCGAGCGCCCACAAGGAGCGGATGGTGACGGTGCCGACCGTGTTCCCCGGCTCGATCACCGACCGTGACGAGCTGCGCCGATGGTCGAGGGTGCTGGACCCGTCGAAGGGCGAGGGCACCCTGGCCGTTGTGGCAGGCCCGCACGCTGGCCGGACGATCAGGTGCGTCTACGACGCCGGGCTGGACGACCTGGCCGAGGTCTACCCCGGCATCAACGAGGGCACCCTGCTGTTCCGGGCCGCCTGGCCGTACTGGACGGACGGGCAGGAGTCCAGCTTCGACATCGCCCAGGGCGAGTCCGCGACCACGTGGTTCCCGTTCCTGCCGCTGGTGCTGGGCGCGTCCGACGCCTTCGCCTCGTTCGTGATCGACAACCTGGGCGACGTGCCCGCCTGGCCGGTCGTGACCGTGAACGGACCCGGCTCCCAGCTCACCGTCGAGAACCTCACCACCGCCGAGGGGTGGACGTTCTCCGGCGACCTGGTGAGCGGTGACGTGCTGACAGTGGACACCCGGCCGGGGCAGAAGACCGTCGTGCTGAACGGCACCAACGCCTTCCCGCGGCTCACCGTCGGCTCGAAGCTGTGGCCGCTGGTGCCGGGACCGAACCGGGTGGAGGTGGCGATGGCGCTGACCGACCCGACCGCGCTGGTGAAGTTCGGGTGGAGGAATCAGTGGCTATCGGCGTGACCGACCAAGCGCAGATGTCTGCGGTTGAGCCGCGCGAGGGCGTCGCGGTCGGGCAGGGCGGCCGGACGTTCTCGATGGTCGTGGCGGACTGGACGAACCAGCTCGCGATCATCGACACGTTCGAGTCGGCCACCCTGATCGCCCGCCACAACGAGGTGTCCGGCTACGAGGTGAAGCTGCCGACCGACAGCATCGCCGGGCGGATGCTGCTCGGGCTGGCCCGCCCTCGCATCCTGTTCCTGACCGAGGCCGGGGTGTTCCGCTCCGGCCCGGTGATCCGGCTCCAGCGCACCGTGGACGACGGTGGCGACGTGCTGACCGTGAACGGCACCGATGACCTGGTGTGGCTGCGCCGCCGCCTCGCCCACCCGTGCCCTGGCGTGGCGGCGCCGCCCTACACGCAACAGACCAACCACGTCATCTCCGGCGCCGCCTCGCAGGTGATCGCGGACTACGTGAGCTGGAACGCCGGGCCGAAGGCGATCCCGGCGCGGCGGGTGGCGAACCTGGCGGTGCCGGTGCCCGCCGCGTTCGGCCCGAACATCACGCTCAGCGCCCGCTATCAGAACCTCCTGGAGTTCCTCCAGCCCGCCGCCAAGCAGGCCAAGATCGGGTTCGCGATGCGCGGCCTCTCGTTCGAGGTGTTCCAGCCCGTCGGCGTGGCGGTGTTCAGCGTCGAGCTGGGCACGCTGGCCGCGTTCGAGTCGGCCGCCGACGTGCCGGAGACCGACTACGTGTACGTGGCGGGTGGCGGCGAAGGCACGGCGCGCGTGATCCGCGAGTACCAGGACATCGCCTCCGTGCAGGCGTGGGGGCGGATCGAGTCGTTCGTGGACCGGCGCGACACGACCACCACGGGTGAACTCGACCAGTCCGGCGCGGAGGCGCTCGCGGAGGGCATTCACGCGCCGTCGATCAAGCTCGACGTGCTCGACACCCCCGCCCAGCGGTTCCTGGTGGACTGGACGGTGGGGGACACCGCGACGGCGGTGCTGTACGGCGGGCAGGCCATCACCGACATCATCGTGGAGGCCAAGATCGAGCTGACGCCGAACGCGCCGCCCATCGTCCAGCCGGTGCTCGGATCGCCGCCCCTCGACTTGAAGGCGTGGCGGCGGCTCCAGGGCACCGAGGCCCGCCTCCGACAGCTCGAAAGGGTGTGATGACCGATGGCTGACCTGGCCGTGTGGCCGACCGACGGAGGGGATGGCGCCGTCAGCTCCGAGGCGCGCTGGCGGAAGATGGCGCGCCTGTGGGCGAACTCCGGCGTGAAGTTCATCAACAGCGACCTGGTGCCGACGCTCGTGGCCGGGCCGGTGATCGACGTGTCCGCCGGTCAGTGCTGGATCGACGGCCACCTGTGCGAGCTGGACGTGCCGGTGTCGGTGCCGGTCACGAGCGCCGGTCTGCTGGTCGTGCGGTTCACTCCGGCCGACAACCACGCCGAGCTGGTCTACCTGGACGGCGTGACGGTGCCGGTGCAGACCGACGCCACCTGGGAGCTGCCGATTGCGCTGATGAGCGGCGGCGCGCTGTACGACCGGCGCATCATGGCGGTCGGCGGACTGGCCTCCATCATCGCCAACCCTGTGACCACCGCCGTCACGGCGCTGAACCCGACCTACGGGACGATCCCTGGGATGCAGATGGTTCTCTGGCACCCCGGCGAGTACCTGCTGACGGCCCAGTTCGACATGGAGATTGCGACGGCCGCGGCGGGCAACCTGGCCTATGTCACGCCCGCGATCACGAGCGGCGCCAGCGCGTGCCAGTTCTCGCCGTCGGGCATGACCGTCCGCCAGTTCATCAGCATGGCGCAGGTGTGGCGCGACACCCGCTTCGGCCAGTACATGCTCCGCATCCTGCGGCCCGCCGAGGTGGTCTGTACCGGACAGGCGTGCAAGGGTGCCGCGACCGGAGTGTTCAACATCATCGGCGCCACGGGCGCAACCTGGCTCGCCGCCCGGCGCGTCGGCTAACCGAGAGGATCGACCGTGAGCTACCTCGACATCGCGAACATGACCGTCAGCGGCCCGCTCATGCAGCGGATCACCGCCTGCGCCGCCGAGCAGGGATCGACCACGCCGGACGCCTGGCTCGGTGAGCACCGCTGGACGCTGTGCGCGTCGCCCGGCTGGGACGACGCCTGGGCGTCGGCGGTGGCGGCCGGGAACCCCGACCCTGGCGCCGACGAGGCCGTCATCTCGGACGCCATGATCCTGTCCGCCGTGCAGGGCATCGGCGTCGCGTAGCGGAGTAGGGACCCGCCGCCTGGACTCGCTGGGCATGGTCGGCGGGCACGGCCGTTGGGGGGTAGGCGGCTGGCACTGTGTTACCATTCCTGGAGCTGACCGGCGGCTGACATGACCCGCCCGGCGGCTCGACATGAAGGGATCACACGATGCAGGATCGACCCCCCCGCTGGTGGCATG